TCCCCCAGCACTCACTGTTACAGAATCAATTTCATAATAAAGTTGATCAAAGTAAACTACTTGACCATCATATGGTCTATTTGTTCCAACACCAGAAATTGTAAAAGTTGTTGCCCCAGCTTCTGCTATAGAAGTAATAATTCCTGTATATTTAATTTGACTTACACCATCAGCAACCAATCCATAGTTGCCAAAAGATGAGTTACTATTAGTTAAATCACAAGCACCCCCAGATCCACAATAAATTGCAGTATCGCAGCAGATAGTGAATAGAGAAACTAATTGTGCATATCCCTCATTTGTGATTGAAACTCCAATACCACTTGGATTGTACTGAGTATAAGAGTCCAAAACCATACTTTTAGTATCACCTGAAGCATGGTTTCCATCTACTTTCATACCAATGCTGTTTGGTATGAAATTAGTGCAATTTTGAATATATGGTGATTGATTAATTACACCAGCACCTGATGGATTGAATGCAAATATTGCTCCACCAGTATTAGCAACTCCAGTAAAAGACATTTCAGCAATGTAATTACCATTACTAACGTGAAAAAGATTTCCTGGATTTTGACACTGAACAGAAACTTCTCTCAAACTTTCACCTACAATAGAAACTTGTGCTGGAATTGATACTGGGTTATTTTCTATATAAGTTCCAGCAGAAACTTTAACAACTGATCCTGCTGTTGCTTCTGTGAGTGCTGCTCCAATTGTTCTTTTTGCGTCTCCAAGTTTTCTTCCTGTATTGGTGTCGATTCCGTCTGGTGTGACATAAAAAATATTTGTAACAGTGGTTCCAGAACTAACTCTTACAACATCGGAACCAATACCTGCACGGTTCCTTTGAATATAAAGTTCTGCATCATAAGTATTGAGACCAAGTTCCCCCAAAAGCAAATCATTTACTGTCGGTTGCTTTCCGGGAACAGAAGATCGTTTAATCCTAATTATAGGGTCAGACATTCAATCCTCTCATTGTCGGTATGTACCATAAGAACCGAATATATATCCGGTGTTTTTATTATTTATGCAAAATCTTCTTCCTGCTTTAAACTTTTTTTTGTTCGTTTTAACCTTTCAATTTCTTGATTTAAAGAATTTACAATAGCATTGAGTTTTTCAACTTGAGTTTCTAATACAATATTTTGATTGTATAATTCAAATGCTTTTTGTTGATATTTTGCAAGAACCGATTTTAAATCATCTTCAGACATAAAAATAGAGGGAGATATGAACTCCCTCTATTTAGATTATCGGTTTAATCTTAGAAAGAACCACCGTCAATTGTGATATTTTCTAATTTTCTTACTCCAGCAGAGCAAGAAATAACTTGTGATTGTCCTGCACAATCATTGATCCAGAGTGAACCAATTTCAAGTGCCGCAAAAGTTGAGAAAGTGATTTGTGGATTAGTTGAACCAGTTCCACCACCATCAGTGACTACTGAACCTAACTTAAATCTTGCATCACCTTGCTCCCAGACGAGTGCTGATTTCTTTGCAGAACCATCGTAGTAGTTGAAGAGAACACCAAGGTCCCAGGTGGTTGTAGAAGATGGAGCAGAACCATCAACAACACCAAGTTCTATAGTTCTGTCTTCTACTGTAATTTCAGCAGTATTGACTTGAGTTGTGGAGCCATTAACGTAAAGATTTCCAGTAATCGTCAGGTTCTGGGACGCAGTGATGTTACCTGAGGTATCAATTGTTGCAGCCTGTGTGCCGTTTCTGTGCTGTAGAGTTGCAGTTTTTAGTGTTGGAGCACTTAATGCAGTGCCAACGATAACAGTATCAGGTAGTCCAACGGTGATTGTTTGACCTGATGCTGATGTTTCAATCTCTCCTGCAGTACCAGCAACAGTGAGTGATTGTGAGTCTAGGTTAATTGTTCCTGTACCACTATCACCAGCAATTCCAAGATCATCATCTACATCAATTGCATCAATATATGCCTTAACTGCTGCTTGTGTTGGTAGATATGCATTGCTGTTTTCTGCAAGTGTTGTGCTTGAAGAAATTGCAGTAATTGCAACACCAGGAGTTCCGTTAAGAACTAAAGTACCAGTAGTTGTGATACCAGAGATATTAAGACTTGAAGCACTTGCATTTCCCAAAACTGGAGTTACCAGAGTTGGTGAGGTTGCAAAGACTAATGCGCCGCTTCCAGTTTCGTCAGTCAGTGCAGCAACTAAGTTTGCTGATGAAGGAGTTGCGAGGAATGTTGCAATGTTAGCAGCAAGACCAGAAACACCAGTTGAGATTGGAAGACCAGTACAGTTAGTAAGAGTGCCTGATGTAGGAGTTCCAAGAACAGGAGTTACCAGTGTTGGAGTATTAGCGAATACAAGTGCTCCAGTACCAGTTTCGTCGGTAACTGCAGATGCAAGGTTTGCTGATGAAGGAGTTGCAAGGAATGTAGAGACGTTTGCGCCAAGACCAGTGATATTTGCAAGAGCAAGATCACCACTAAATGTTGTGGCAGTTACAATACCAGAGAAACTACCATTTCTCCATCTCTGAGAACCATTACCAAAATCAAAAGTTGCATCAGTGTTTGGTGTGATATTTGAGTTTACATCTGCGGTGAAAACAACATTATCAGTCGTTGCATCACCAAGAGTAATTGTACCACCTTCAAATGTGACTGCACCTACGAAGGTTGATACACCAGTTGCTTTGAAGTTTCTGGTTGTAATATCATCACCAATAACTGTTTGAGAACCAGTTACCTGAAGTCCACCTACAAAAAGTTGATTATCAATGAAGACATTACTTGTTGTGAAAGTTGCAACACCAACAACAGTAATACGATCTGATCCCGAATCACCTAAAGTAGTATTTCCACTAACAGTTAATGCACCACCAACAACTACATTATCAGGGAGACCGATCTGAACCTGATTATTTGTAACTGTTGTCTCAATTTCACTTGCAGTTCCAGCAAATGTAAGAGTATCAGTGCCAACAGTAACTGTATCAGTTCCAGTTCCACCAGCAATACTTAATGTTGTGGAAACTGTATCAAAAGAAAGAACACCTGATCCATTCGTCTTTAGAAACTGACCAGAACTGCCATCAGCACCAGGAAGTGTAAAGGTTGTAATACCAGCAAGTGAATCCGGTGCCTTGAGTGTAATAAAAGACGTTCCGTTCGTTGTTCCTTCTACCAGGTTTACCCCACTACCTGTAGATGCAGTATTTTTCGTCCAATATCTATGTGAACCAACAAATCTATTGTTGTTGGTAGTACTATCAATACCAACATAGAGGTCGTAACTATCTGTCGTAAATCCGGGTTCACCCGCCTGCAATCCAGGCAAATTTGCAAGAATACCTCTCTTAAACTGAATTACAGGAGATGCCATTTTTATTATACTAATTTTATAATATTATTTAGATATAATTAAAATAGTCCAGCATCTATACCATTAAGTCCAATATTAACAATGTCTATTTCTTGTTCAACTGTTTGTATAAAATTATTTGGTATTGATGTAATAATTCCTAAAACTGAATCTATATCAACCAAATCAAACTTTCCTTCCAAAGCATTATATCGCATCATTTTTTTATTTTTTGATTGATTTAAAGTTCCAAAGTTACTGTCTGGAAAGTCTCTAAGTCTTGATGGCATTAGAAAGTTCCTCCATCAACATTTCCAATTTCTATATCTCCTAAGTTAATTTCATTTTCTAAAGCAGTAACAAAATCATCTGGAATATCATTATCTTCTGCAGATATGGAAAGCAACTGGTCGGGAGAAATCAAAACAAATTTATCCGTTGCATTATCATATGTCACAATTAACCCGTCTTTTGTTGCATCTAAAGTTCCAAAATTAACATCACCCAACTCGGAAAGAATAGATGGAGATCTAATAGCTTGTACAGATTTTTTAGTTTGGATTTTTTTTCTTACGTTAAACATATTTTTAAGTGGTAACTCCTGCAGTTACAATTGCCATACCTTCAACTAATCTGGATACGTTTCCGAAAGGTGAAGATAACTTAACATCATAATAATATCTTCCCGGTGTTAATCCAACAGTTACTCCAGATGTCATTGCAATCCCAACTTCACCAGTTCCACTTGTTATTGTTACTGAAAAAGAAGTTGAAGTAGTAGATGCTGAATGCTTTTTTAATTTTGCTGCTCCTGTATAACCGGATAAATTAGAAAGGGATCCATCACTTTCAGTTGAAACAAAAGTTTCTGAAAAGTCAGCACCCTGAGGTATTGATAGGTTAATAACTGGATTGGATGCCATATGTTTTTTTAACTATTTATTTTAGGATGTTTTGTGACTTTTAAGTAACTTTGCTAACTCAGCAGTAGAACCTACAAATAAAGCATTAGTAACATTTGTGGGTCCTTTGGAATTTTTGTTTTCGTCTATATCTTTTAACTTTTTTTGTAAATCTAATAATTTATCTGTTGCATCGGCAACATTTTTAATCAACTGGCCAGCAACTTCATAAGCTCTTGGTTGATCTGTTTCCTGGGCTAGTTCTAAAATAGAATTTATTGCTTCTTGACCTTTTTCTATGAGAGAATATAAATTACCTCTTGTATATTCATAATCCTTTGTTATATCATCATCTGATTTTGAAATCTGAATTTCTGTTGAAGTGACCTCTGCCGAAATTATTGTATCGTCATTTTGTGAAGATTGTTCAATGTCAAAAGTTTCATTTAATTTTTCAAATTTTTCTTTCATGATCATAAGTCAGTATTTTGTGATGGACTATATTCTTTAAAATCCTGGAAGAATGTTGTTTCTTCATTAAATCCAAAATCATCACCATATTCGATGAGAGAGTCATCTGCTACCGTCACTAAATTAACCGGTGTTCCTGCAACATGGCCTTCAATTAAGCTATTTTCATATCCTCTTGTAACAACTAATTTATTTGAATTTTTAGATTCTACATACATTAATTCATTATCTAAATATATTCTTGTTCCAGAAGAAATTGATGCTGCATCACCAACAGTGATATATTTAGTCGTTTCATCAATATCGTCTGCAAGTGTAGTTGTAGCGTCATCATTATAGTCTTTTGTTGCTCTAGGAGTAACAACATAACGCATTTCTCTTTTTTTAGTTTCTGTTCCGGACATATAATCCAGAGTAACTTTTTTGATGATACCTGTAGAAGAAGATGGAATTGGACCAAACAGATAAGTTTTTGCGGTAAATCTTAAAGTATAAACTAAAGATCTTCTCTTAGTAAAATCTCCTTCATAATCATCAGTAAAAGAAACACTATCTAAAATAACTGGAATATCTTTCTTCTCGTTAATTGGTTCTACCAAATTAACAGTTAAATTGAAACTGGGTTGAAAATAAGGTAATATTTGCTCTACAATTTGCAAAGCATCATCATTTAATTTTGTAATAATATTCAATTCAAACTGCATATTATATGGAACTGGCATATAAACTTTTTTTCCAGTTCCAGATACAAAACTTTGAGTAGTAGATACCTTTCTGCTAGCATCATAGTTTAAACCAGTAAACTCAAAAGACATTCTTGGTAAAGTTAACTTTACTGGTTTTAAAGCAGTTGGATCCTGTTCAATTCTAGCTAAAAACTTTTGAATTGGTCCATATGCCAAAGGAACTTTTACGATACTAATCGTTTGATCGGAATTGTTTGTGTGATGAATTTCAATATTATTGAAAATGTTTCCAAATGCAATAATAGTTTTTCTAAAAATTTCGTGATAAAAATGACCAAACATTTTAGTATAATCCTTTACTTATATTTAACAATTAAACTTCTCCAAATGGATTTCTTTCACTGAAGTCTGTAATCGAGTCTCCTTCAGTTTCAAATAAATCATTTTGTGCATACGGATCAACTAGATTATCTGTATTAACTGCTGAAATAGTGTAAATAGCAGAAGATCCTAAACCTGTTAAAGTTTCTCCTATTACGAAAGATCCATCGATTATTGATACTTCCAATTTTCCTGTTGTCGCATTCCATTCTCTAACAATTGCGGTTGTAGATGTTGCAGATCCAATTACAGTTTCATTATATGTGTAAGTTCCAGTTCCAACTGAAGATGGATTTGAAATTGTAATAATGGGAGAAATGGTATAACCAATTCCAGAATTTGTTAGTCTTATTTCGGAGATAGTTCCTGCTGCCGAAACAACAGCAACTCCGGTTGCGGTAACAGCATAAGAAACATTGGAGGGAGAAGAAAAAGTGACACTTGGAGAAGTTGTGTATTTACTTCCCCCATTAGTAATTGTAACTATACCTGTTGATGCAGAGCTAGTTGCAATTCCAACAACTGCTTTTGCACCAATTCCACCACCACCGATAAAATATATTTGAGGAACTTCTGTATATCCGTAACCTGGATTTGTTATTAAAACTTTATCTATTGAATATGCCTTTGTTAAACCAGACCTTGCAGTCATGATTGCAGTTGCAGTGGCAGTTGTTCCAGAAATCGGAGGTGATATTGCAACTCTAGGGGCCGAAGTATATCCTTGCCCATCATTTATAAGAGTTATTTTTTGCACTCCACCTGTTACATAAGATGTAACTGCTGTTGCTGTTGAACCAATTCCTGCAAGTATAAGAGTTGCTATGTATCCTTGATCTTTAATAACATTATCAACAATTTCGATTCCGGTATCAATATCCTCATCCTGATATTCAAATAATTCGCATCTTAATTCATAAACATAATTTTTACCTAGTTGATAAAATGGTTTTTCTCTCTCTACAAATTTAACTTCAAATAACTTATCTCCCAAAGGAAAAAATATTAAATCTCCCTCATTTGGTCTTACTGATGATTTTATATTATCCTGATCTTTGATTAAATTTCTGATATACAAATCAAATCGTTCCGCAGAAACTATTAATGTCAGTTCATCGGATACCGTTATCCCAAACTTAGTTAAAACATCAGTATTTTCTGCGTATCCTTCATAATTGGCTACGTATGCTTCTAATGGATATGCATTATCAAAACTAGACTCTATAACTTCTTTTATAATTGTTTTTTCGGTTATATATTTTCTTGGTAGATAATGTATTTCTACTCCAAACATTCTTAAATGTTCATTAATTAAATCTTGTATTAATCCTTGTTCTCCAGAAGAACCTTGTAAAAAAAAGGGGTTTAACATTATCCAATCATATCCAGAGGTGGAAGTTCGAACTCTGTCATCATACGTTTTTTAATATCTTCTAATTCGTTGATTGCATCTTCATATATTTCTCTGCCATTTAATTCAACACCACCAGGTAATTTAACTCCTCTAAATTTAATTAAGTTTTGTCCCCATTGTT